TATGCTTTAATATCTGAAGCAACGGTGCTAGCCGGATAGTATTGCTTGAAAGTCAACTGTTCCGTACTAGGATCGGTGTAAGTTACACCCATGAAAACTCCAATTGGAGTCATAGCAGCGTCGAACGTATCACGCTCAACGGTGCCTCCGGTAACGAGCTTGACAGCATCCCCGTAGAAGATACTCGTAGCATAGCCGCTAGCTATACTGTATTGACGAGTAGTACCTACGTATGGAACACCACTAAGCAGCTTCACCGGCTTTAGCCCATAAGGGGCGTCAACTGTTGGATAAGCCATGTTAACCTCTTAACAAAAAATTTAAGTCCCTTTACCAAAATTGGTAACTTTTGTTGTGCGCTCGTTGAACAAAGGCATACGAGGGTCGTTTTCGCGCATGAGGTTGTTGTCTACAGATTGCATCTGCGATCTGGTTTGGTTCTCGTAATAGTCATTACGTTCTTCAACCATCTCTTGTGGAGCTTTGCAAAGTAGTAGCCCGCCCTGAGTTATGTTGCCTTCAAACCTTTCGTTGTTGTCAGACAATATCTCTGGGTAGTCTTCCGCTTTTACTGGCTCCCAACCTTCACGTAATTTAGAGGAGACGTTGCTGGCGTCTGTCACCCCAAGAGTAGAGATGCGTACCCAACGCGAAGTGTAACCAGCTTCTACCTCAATGCTGGGTAGAACATCCGGCTTAACCCAATGTCTCTTACGAGACTTAGTTTCACGGGTATCGTTGTCTCTCTTGATTCTGTTCTCAGCCATTATCCATTCCTCATTTCTTGTGCAACCTGTTTGGCGTATTCTTCAAGCGGGACTCCAAGCCTTTTTGCGAGAGCTACCTGTGTCTGCGTTAATGTCACCTTCTTAGGTGCTGTGCTCCGCGTAGCGGGGGCAACCACATTCGACTGTCGCTTCGGTTTAGACTCCTCAACTATCAGATCCTCGAAATTTTCGGGGAATATCTGTCGCATACGAGTATCAATTCGCTCGTAGTATTCATCGCTCGTAGGGCTTATGCCCTCTGCTACAAGTTTGTGGTGCAAACCCACAGCTAAACTTGTCATTTCTGGGTCACTGTCGAACCAAGGGTTGTTGTCCCTCCACTCTTCTGCGCGAGTGTCACGAGTTACAGGTTCGACGACTTCTTCGTTTTGTACCTCAATTTCGTCTTCCTGTAAAGAAGGCACTTTGAAGTTGTTTAGTTTGTCTGTTTTTAATTTGGCGTTAGTTAGATCTTCTTGCGCTTCCACAACACGATCCGCGTCACCTGCTTCGTACGCTTCTTTATACATGCGTTTTGCGTGCTCAAGATCTGCTGTTGCATTCTTCTTGGCCTGCTCAAGCAATGCGGTCTGGTTTTTATTGACGTTACCTTTTAGTTCTCGGTTCTCATCAACAAGTTTCTGCGCCAGTCGTTCTAGTTCTTCTCGCTCTCTTTGCGCCGTCTCTTTAGCACGGCGTTCATCATGGTAGCCTTTACTGAAGTGCTTAATTCGCTGACGCACTTTTTCAGAGTAGTTTTCCAACTCCTCCTCTGTAACTTCAGCCGGTGGTTCAGATGGTTTGCGGTTACGGTCAGCTTTCGGGGTATCGTCAACAACTTCAATGTCAATCTCTTCCGCTGAAGACTCCACCTCTGCGTCAGATTCGTCAGGAGTATCTGCATAGTCGTCGGCGGTTTTTTTGCCTGATATGTCGATTTCAACGGCATTGGAATCCTCCACTTCTAACACATCATTTTTTTCTTCGTCGTCAGGAAAACTAAATTCTACTTTTTGAAACGGCATGATCTACTCCTTATACTCTTTGAATACCACGAGGGTCTGGTACAACGGCTTCAACAGAGTCATCGTTCATCAAACGATACTCGTTACCGTCTATTGAGAACCTAGTACCTGTGTTAGCACGAAACATTACATAGTCTCCCTGCTTACACCACGGGCCATTTGGGAATCGGTCTGCATCAGAATAGGCTTGTTCGCCCATATCTAGCACAAGCCCAATAATTGACATGACCTGCTCATGGTTTTTTGTAGTAACAGATTTCAGTAGTTCGCTACCGTCAAAGGTCTCTTCGACGTGTGGCATAGCAATCAATATCCTATAGCCCACAGGCGTAGGTAATTGTGCCTCAAACTCTTCTTCAGTGATTATTGCTTCAGCAACATCAGTCATCTTCATACTCCAGATTACGCGAGAGGTCTTCTACATAGCCCAGACAGGTTTCGAGACCCCGAATTAAACCTGTGGTTTCCTTGTACATGGAGAAGTCTTTAGCTCCCCCACCACCTAGAAATTGTAGTGCAGAGGCTCTGTCAGCCTCGATTTTTTCTTTTAGCACGTCAAAGACGGTTCTAGCCATTATTGGCCTCTATTGTTATTAGAATCTTTTATAGTTTTCAGTAAGTCGAGGTCTAGCTTCGTACTGTCCTTACGACGGTCTGCGGCTAGCTTCGCCCCCATTTTTTGTGCGTCAAGCTGTAGCTCCTGCTGCTCTATCTTCAACTGCTCTGCATCTATTAGCGCGTCTGCTTGGTTTTTCTGCGCTTTTAGTTGTAGTTCTTGTTGTTTGAACTGAGCGTCTGCTTGGTCTTTAGCTGCCTTACGCTGCACTTCTTGCTGCTTGACCTGTATTTCGGCTTGTTGCATCTGAATAACAGGGTCTTGAGCTTTCTGCTGCGCTTGCTGTTGTGCAGCCTGCTGTTGGTGCTGTTGAGTAAGCTGTTTGCCTGCGTCTGCTACCAGCCTTGCCAACTGTATTTCCACCTGTTCTGGCAACTCCTCGTTTGGCGCGGGGAGCGGTGCGCCTAGTTTCTCTTCCATTTGCTTGCGGTAACGGAAGCCAAGGTGTTCTGCAATATGCGCCTGTAGTGCCGCCATAATCGGCTTCGCTTGAGGGTTCTGCCCAATCGTCTGCATAATCATAGGATCTTGCATAAACGCTTGGTGCGTGGCGATGTGCGCTTCGTGGTCTTGGTAGATAAACGCCTTCATCGGCTTACCGATAAGGGCATCCATGTTCTCGCTGACCGGATCAGCGGGCTTCGCGTCATCATCTATTGGCACGAGTTTGTCAGCGTTCTTAACGCCTAACACTTCAATCATCTGCCGGTGTAGCTGCGGTAGGTCGTATATCTGAGGTGCAGACTGCGACATCTGCAATACCGCTTGGTACTGCACTACACGCTGGGCCATCGTAGAACTATTCGGGTCACTGACGGGTATCACGTCCACCATCATGTAATCTGATACGCGGGCGGATACTTCACCTCGTAACGGCTCATACGCATATTCAGCGGGAGCGTACTCAGCCATCAATGCCTTGAGCAGCTTAAACTCCTGCTTCATAGCGTAGTGAACACGCGCCTGTACCGCAGCCATCGGCTTCAACGTACGTTCTAGTATGGCTAGAGTCGTCCCTACGGGAGCGTTAGAGGACATATCACTAACATTCATGTCACTGATAGCGCCCAGCCTACGGCCTTCTGTGGTGATCTGATTGAGCAAAGCGAGCAGGGTCTGGCTCGGCTCCTTGTACGGGAGCGTCATAATGTTGTCGCGGATGCTGCCTGACGGCACATCTACATCCTTGAACTCTCCCGGCTCTATCGGTACATCATCACCCTTAATACGTAACCCACGAGCTTTCAGACCGCCCGGAAGGTTAGACAGCGTACCGGCGTCTACAAGCTGCCGTATGATGGAAGTACCTGCCTTAGCGTACCCCCCTATAATATGAATCAGCCCTAGCCCGTAGAACCCAAATCCGGGCACGTATGCGTAGTGTACGAAGTGTTGACGCTTCAACATCAACTCATCTTCTTCGTTCCAGTTACGGCGAATAGCCAATATCTCTTGTGTACCACGCTCAACGGTAACAACGTAAGGTTTAGCTATCTGGCTATCCTCATCACCGTCCTCTTCGTCTACACCGTCGATTACTAAGTCGGCATGAATCTCATACACAGCGTAGCGATCATCGTCAGTTATTGAATAGCCACCTTCTTCAGCTTTACGCTCTTCAATATCTGTGTGATAAGGCTGTGGATCACCGAGATCTACTTCCCTATAAAATCCTGCGGCCTGTAGCTTTCTAATCTCGTTCTTAGTCTTACGCATGATGTGCGTAACACGTTCTGCGCTCTCTATGTTAGATGCACCGTATGGNACTACTACATCTTCTGCTGGGATGTACAGAGCTACCTGTCTGCCGAGATTAGGGTCAAAGTAAACCTTCTTAAACGCGCTGCCAGCNAAGCCAAGGCTGTATAACAGACGTTCATGCTCGGGCCTGTACTCCACCATGCGCTCAGTAAGCTCATAGTTCATGTCGGCTTTTACGCGCTGTGCAGCCTCTTCCTTGTCCTTAGTTTCTTCTCCAAGGACTTTAACCTTTACGGGGCCAGCGGCGGGGAACGTCTCAGACATAGTTTCCGCTTGGAACCGTATAGCCGCTTCAGCAAGGACTGTAGAGTACACACCACACGCACCTTCCCACGGCTCGTTGCGCTCCTCATACTTGAACCCGAGTACATCAAGTCCCTTAACGAATGTATCTGCCCAGTCCTTGCGGCTGTGTACATCCGCATCAACCATACCGATAAGGTCATCGGCTAGTTTATTGAGGTCATTCTCTTCCATTGCCTCGGCAATGTTGTCACCAAACTCAATAACGTCTGTCTCATCACCGCCGGGGATCAGTGTAATTTCTACACTACCGTCGCTCATGGTCACCATTTCTGGGTCTACAATCTCAATCTCAAGCGCACTTTCTTCTACAGCTTCTGTCTCAATGCCTTCGGGGGCAGAATACAACCCTTTTTCAATAGCCATTAGTAGTACCCACCTCTACGTTGTTTGAAATACCGCTGTTCATCAGGCTCGTCCGTAGGTAGGCGGATGAAGCCGCCCTGTCTAAACCGCATAAGCGCCATGACCGTGGAGTCAACCAAGTCATCGTGGCTCATAAATGGAAACCCTGCGATTTCTTCAACTACTTCCTCTGCCCATCTTGTTTCGGGAACCCAGCATATACCACTTGCTACAATATCAGCTACTGAGTTTAACCGCGCCAGCTTATCACCTGATCCCCTATGAGGGGTATACTCGGATACGGGCAGTCCCATACGCCTCATCTCCTGATACAGCGCCGTACCTGCCGACTTCTTCTCCACTATAAACGCATCCGGCTCCCACTCAGCATACTCCTCCATAGCTAAATCTTTTAGTTCTGGGAACTCTAGACGTTTTTTAATGCTATTAAGCAACACTATGTTGTACGCATCTACCTCGTCGTTCATAAACACACCCCACGTAGTGAGTGCTGTGTAGTCAGCGCGGTTGTGTGTTTCTGCTGCTGCGTCCAGCGACATGATTATATATTCACACTGAGGCGGGTCTTCGCGCTCCCATACCTGCCACCAATCTCGTTTTATGAGTGCGGCCTCTTCTGCGGTAGGTTCTTGCTGATATTGCGCGTTCCACTGGAATGTAGGCATGGATGCCTTAGTGCGTAGCAGTGCTTCTAGGTCAAAAAACTCAGGCCAGAGCGGTTTTTCTACATAACCGCCCGTTTCTTCGTCTTCTATTTCTAATATGGCAGGAAATTCGACGATATTGTACTGATCTGCTAACTCGTTCTGCCCCATGTCCTTGGTCACACGCCCAGTCAGGTCGTCCATGTGCCATCGGGTCTGGATTATGGCTACACGGCCCCCCGGCATCAGACGAGTACGCGCACCAAACGTGAACCAGTCGTATGCTTTAGCAAAAACCTCAAAGTTACCGTTGATTACGTCCTGTTCTGAGTGCGGATCGTCCACTAAAAGCAAGTCCGCGCCCCGTCCGGCGATTGATGAGCCAATTCCACAGGCGTAATACTCGCCGCCAGCGTTTGTGTTCCACCGCCCCGCTGATTTCGAGTCTATCGCTAGCTTCACAGTGGGAAATATCGACAGATACTCGTCCGTTGCAATCAGATTCCGCACTTTTCGCCCAAAATCCACCGCTAGGTCGGTGGTGTGGGACACCATCATCACTTTTTTGTTTGGGTTTCGCCCTAAGAACCACGCGGGGTACATAATCGAAACTAAATTCGACTTTCCGTGCCGTGGTGGGATGTTTACGCATATACGGTCTTCGTCTCCGCGCTCAATTGCCATGAGCATATCGGCCAATATCCGGTGATGCTTGCCAACTATGAAGTCTGGCTGCATTCGTTTACAAAATTCTATGAGATCGTCGTAAGCAGCGGCGTTCTGCCTACGTGTGGCTAGTTCATCTACTATACGATTGATCTCAACGACCTCATCAGTAGAGAAACTGTCAAGATTGTCCAGCATTCGCTGTACTTCGTCTTCAGTAAAGTCGGGAACGGCCTCAATCATCTAGGCCCAACTCCTCACGCACGTCTACTTCGCCGTCAATATACTCAACGTCTTCGATGTCTACGTCAGGGTTCACCAACTTTTCTAGCTTAGAGCGTAGTTTATCACGTAAATCATCGGTTGACTGGTGCGTTACAGTAACTTCTGACTTTTCTGCAAACAATCCTACGTCTGAGATCTTACCTAGAAGCTCCAATGCGCGGATGCGTATACGCGGGTCAGCGTTCTCTGACTCCAGCAGCAGCTTGTTTGTTACTAGGTGGCGTATTTGAGTGGCACTGTCGGCCACGGACTGCCCAAACTCTTGCAGAATGTTGTTTGTAAGTACAAGTGAGGCGGGGGTCAGCTTCGCTATATTCCTAGCGGAAGCCTTCTTAGATGTAGTTTCTGGGTCATCTGCGTACGCAACTGCCAATCTAGCGGCTACATCTTCATCTTCAGTGCTCGGCTCTAGATCCAAACCGTGTTCGGCAAGCTCTAGTGCCGTATTACATGCTGCTTGTGCGCGTTCCTTCAAATCCACGTTGGATACGTCGTCAGAAAAGGAAACGCCGATCTCGGGTTCTACAAATAAAGTCATAGATTGTATGCAGACTATAAGTCGTTGGCGCGAATATACACCAAATACCACGGTACACAAAAAATTTTACAGTACAGGGACTTAAATTTTTAGGGTGGGGGGTGTTCTGTGTGTAGGGGTATTAGGGAACGGCCTCAAAAAAGTGCTCCATTTTCGTAGAAATACGATTTATTTGAGTAAATTAGTAATACATAGCCTAACAAGAAACATAAGCGGCGAGCGCGGCCATAGGGGGAGGGTGGTATAGGCTACCACCAAAAACCACCAGATAATTGACCAAAACACGTTACACGCTATAATGGTAGCCAAGCCAAGCCA